GCGATAACGTCATCTGCTTCAGCGCCATCGACATCAATCACAGGATATGGGAAGTACTCCGTAAGTTCGGAGCGAACAAGGTGTAGCGCCTCGAAGATAGAGTTCCAGTCGAACCCACTGTCTTCGCGTGACTTCTTTCGGTTTGCCTTATAGTTCGGAAAATACTGACGACGCCAGTAGTGACGATTGTCACAGGCGATGACCATTTCACCAAACTCAGGACCAAACTTTTTACGATAAGACCGAAGCGCATTGATAATCATGTGACGAACGAGAGGAATGTTTACCTCAACGTCGCGACGACCCGCCAAATTTGCCATCAAACTGCTAATGGCAGTTTGGTTATAATCTACAACAATCACGTTTCATCATTCCCATCATTTAATTTTGTGTCAAGTGCATTACGAATATCAGTTAGTAGATACGTCTCAGGCGTATCAATCCCACGTTGACGTAAGAACATCCCATATACCAGAACAGAAATTACTGCTGCGTCTGCATAGAAACTATCTGGTGTTGCAATACCAAATTTCTCGCTGCAAACCTTAGTGATTCCTGCCATGACTGCGCGACCCGCACGTTCAGCATCCTGATATGAGTTGTACTCATCAACACCTTCTAGAAAGTATGCCTGAGATTCTTTATCGGGATTTGTATCTTCCAACTTCTTCTTAGGATTAAGAAAAGTCACGTTATCATTATCGCTCATCAAAACACTTTCAAAATTAATGTAGTCGGAGTCAGTCGCGCACGAACAGGTGCAGGCTTACTCTTAACGGCTGAGTACCATTTAGTCAAGTCTTTTTTCGCCAGTTCAGCAAATTCTTTTACTTGAGTCTCTGGTTTACGTAGCAACCGTGAGTTAGAGAAGTTCTCATCAAATCCTACAAGACTTGCACCCTTGACAGTAATGCTACCACTGACTGGGTTATAGTACTTGGAGATCTTTCGAGTCTTGGTGTCGAAAGTCCACACTTCACTACAGTTTAGTAGATTGATAGGTTCGACACTGGCGATACCAAGTGCAGTATCTTCCTTGAGGAACTTTAGGTTCTGGACCAATTTGGTCTTATCCTTTGGTTTCTTCTTACGAACCTTAGCAACCTGCTTGCTGACATGCGACTTTTTAAGATCGTTGATATAGGATTCGAGCAACTTGACGATATCCTTGACAATCTTCATACCAGACAGATGTTCGTAACTCTCGAGCAACTGTGTCTGCATGTCAGTATGTTGATTCTTAGGTAAGCGACGAACTTCTACAAGTTCAGCAAACTCAGCAAGGATAGGTTGAATCTTTTCAACGCACTCAAGGTAATGTCTGTCTGCCATACGATATGGCATAAGAATTTGTGCTATATTCTTTACATCTTCGCCAATGACAAGGTTCTCGATCTCATCATTAACATCAGATACAATGAAATGACCAGCAATCAATGGTTTCTTAGCAACCTTGACTACACGTTCAGGAGAAGTGTCATCTTCTTCGAGTTTGGTGCGCTTATTGACAGTTTCCTCAACCTTCTCCCAGATACGAGACTTATCTCTGTCAGTGAGAGGGAACCCACGCATAGCAATACGAGCGGAATTGGCATAGGTGCGTGGGAGCAACTTGTCAGGAATCTTACTGAGTGTCTTCAGTTTATCCCTGTCACCCTTAAACCAGTCGCTCAAGAATGCGCGACAATCCTTAGCATCCACGATGTAATTATACCAAGAGAGGGCATTACCAAACTCTGCCTGATAGTTTACAGGTTCGTAGTCGGTAACCCAAATAGGTTCGACACCAACCAATTTCGATTCAGCAATAGGGACTTTCAACTTATGCATGGGTTCACCTCATCAAATTTATAGATTACTTATACCGCATTTCTGCAGAAAAGTCAAGCCATAAATTTGACATTTGTAATAGTATCATATCTGAATGAACGCCAAGCAGACTTTTCAGTATCCCAGACAGGTAGAACATCAGGGTTTACCACCTTACTTTCAGCGGGACTCGTTTTCTTCGCAGGCACTACGCTTTCCTGCAGAGTGCATTTGATGACTCGAACATCACCATTAAGTTTTGTGAACGTCACTTCAGCGTCCATCTTCTTAAGATTTTTCACGAGCATTTCACGATCAATTTCCATATTCACATATTCCTTACATTGTTTTCATCTATAATAATTTTACCATCACGCCAAGATCTTCTGGGAGGATCTGGTGCGGGTATATCATGGGTCGATGTATTCTTTTCCATAGCAAAGAAATCAGTGGGGTTTTCTACTACCACCTCAATTTTCTTCTTTGGTTTACGCTTCTTAACGACCTTCTTCGGTGCCACTGTTGGTGGAGTTGGATCAACCTCATCAACAGCGACAAAGTCTACTATACCCGTTTCTTCTTTTTTAGTCAAGCTTAAAATCGAAATATTTGCTGCAATAACCAAAAGAATTGCCAGAGGGTCGAATACGAAGATAAGAACAATAATCATCAAGCGCACTGCTTTGTCGATAGTAGCAGTATCGCCACTACCATAGAACAGTTCTGCGATATATTTTATCGGACCTACTTCTGCTTCGAGTTTGAGGTTTTCTGTTTTGAGCGGTATGAGATCAGTCTCAATAGTCTCAATGTCTGCAGTCGCACCCTCAATTTCTTTATTGAGGGACGCACGTTCCCGTTTCTGTCTGTTTCGAATGAAGTTAGCATCGAGCACATCCTCTGCAGTAGTGAGTCTGTCCAGAGTATCCAGAGATGTTTGCGCATTCTTCAGTCTCCTTTCCGCAGATGCTTTTTTGCTCTCGAGTTGTTCTATTTTAATTTGCGTGGAACCGCCAACAGTAGTATGTTCGATGTGCGCTCCACTGAGATAACCAAATACACCAATACTTGTGATAAACGACAATACCACAATGGCGATTGTGAAGTAAGTCTTCAATAATTTGTTAGCAGTTTTCCAATTTCGATACACCCAACTCGCAGTGACGAGTTTGGCAAATTCTAAAGATCCACCCATCGCTGCAACAGCAATAGGAGATGCAGGGAAAATCGCCATCAAACCAAGAATTGAAAAGTAACCAGCGACACTAGTAATTGCTAGTGCTGCCAACATTAATAGTGCTACGAATACCATCCAGGTCTCCAATCAGGAAGTTGTAATGTTTTCAAATGAGACAGTCGTAAACGAACGTTCCACATATCATTTATGCAACGTTCGTCGAATCGATACTCCCACTGTAACATGTGCTCGACTGCCTTGGCATGCGCTTTGCTGTCGTATTCAGCGACAACTTCCTTGCGCATCTCGCCTTCATAGTTAGTCACATAAGAGGAACTGCCGAAGTATGTTTCGAAAAGTTTCTCTGTCTTACATGAATACCCAATATAAAATTTGCCGTCGTCGAAGTAAGTGCAATATACTCTATGCACCTTCTTCGGCAACGGCTTACGTTTTTTCTTAACTGTCATAATCTACTCCGTAAGTAGACTATTTATTCGCTTTCTTGATCGGAATCGAAATCATATTCTTCTTGTTCGATTTCTTCGCCGCAGAAAGGACAGTGCATCACTCTGTAATATTTGTCATCCATGTCATGATCGACAAGGAATTGAGCATTACAACTAGTGCATTCGTATTCTTCGTTAAGCATCTATCTTACACATCAGTAATGACACGAGTGGATGTAATCCCAACGGAAGCATTATAACTGTTGACTGAATCGGTTAAATTACTTGTTTCGAGTAATGTTGAAAACTCTTCAGCAGTTGCATCATCTGCAAATGTATATTCTAATACTTGCGTATATGAATCATTCAGGATGTCGAAACGAAATGTTACTTTATCACCATTAGTTTCCAACCAGTCATCTAAGACAGTATTTTGGGGAGGATTGGTTTGAAAATACCACAGAGTTTGGTATGAATCTCTTGTGTTTGTAATAGTAAGTCTCTTCGCCATGTTAGTTCCCTTTCTTGTTTAATTTTATGCAGCAATTCCCCAGACGTCATCCCATTTACCTGAGAGTGCACCCTTTGCATAGTCTGTTGCGCGATTTTCGAAAAAGTTGGTATGGGTTGGAGCATTAATCATTTCCTCGACCCATGGCAGAGGATTTTTCTTAATTTTGAAGATACCCTTGAGACCAAGACTGATAAGTCGACGGTCGCAAATATAGCGAATATACTTCTTTACATCTGCAGATGTAAGATCTTGCATCTCACCCATCTCGAATGAAAGATCGATAAACTTGTCTTCTAGTTCTACCATTTTCTCGGCGATAGTATAGATGCTGGACTTCAATTCATCGTTCCAGAGTTCGCGATTTTCCTCGACATAAGTGCGGAACAACTTGATCATCGACTCGGCGTGTTGTGTTTCATCAACAATCGACCAAGTAACGATCTGTCCCATACCCTTCATCTTTCCGTGACGAGGGAAGTTGAGGAGCATGATGAAGGATGAGAACAGTTGCATACCCTCAGTGAATGCACTAAATGCAGCGATATTGGTCGCGACTGATTCAGGAGTTCCATTTGTGTTCGACAAATCCATAAAGTAGTCGTGCTTTGCTCGCATTGAGTCGTATTCGAGGAATTCCTGATACGTTGTTTCTGGCATGCCCAGAGTTTCAATGAGGTGAGAATACGCTGCAACATGAAGTGCCTCCCTTGCCGCAAAACCCATCAACATCATACGAATTTCAGGTTGTGGGAAATACGGTAGATAGTTCTTCACATAACCACCAGCAACGTCGATGTCACCCTGTGTGAAGAAACGGAAAATGTTAGTTAGGAAATGTTTTTCACCATCATTTAGTCGCTTCTTCCAGTCTTGCACGTCTTCGACCATTGGCACCTCAGTGTGTAACCAATGCGACTGCTCGTGCTTCAACCAAGCATCATACGCCCAAGGATAATTGAACGGTTTGAAATACGATCTTTCACTCATTAATGTCATGGACGACCCTGACCCCTATACTTTTTGAAGTTTTGCTTTTTATTTTTATTCATTGTGCTGGTTTTGATTTTTCCATTACCAATCGAAGTGCCTCTTTTATGAGTTTCGTTGATACTGTTTTTTGCTGTCCCTGTGGACTTACCGCCCTTTGCCATTAGTTATTCTCCGCCCATTTGATTAAACCATCATAACCACCGACGTGATGTCCATTAATCCAAATTTGTGGAACAGTCGTTACCCCAGGAACTGCGGAGACTACATCTTCCCATAATACATCTTCACCCACCACACTTTCAATATATTGAATTTCCATACCAGTCATAAATTCCTTTGCCAATACGCAATAGGGACAATCAGGTTTGGTATAAATCTCTGCAAAAAATTGTGTCATTTCTTATCCTTCGCATGCAACACAAGTGTCGCCTTCGATCATTGCTCTGAAGTCGAGTTCTTTGATCACTTCTCGTTCAATACGCTTTGATACCTTATCTGCCTTACCAATCTTCTCGGAACGGCAATAGTATAGAGTCTTCAAACCTTGCTTCCATGCAAGATAATGTACCGCATGAAGATATTTAATATTTGCATCAGGACGGAAGAATAGATTGAGAGACTGTGCCTGATCAATAAACTTCTGTCTGTCTGCTGCGTGTTCAATAACCCAACGTTGGTCAATTTCCATCGAAGTTTTAAACACTTCTTTGGTTATTGCGTCCATCCATGTAAGGTGCTGCACCGAACCATCGTTGGCGATAATCGAGGACCAAACCTCGTCATACCAACCAGCAGGTCTGCCGAATGCCGCTTCTTCTAGAATAATCGCGTCAAGATATTTATTCTTATTCAAAAATGAACCCGATAGTGTATCTTGGCGGTATGCATTTGCTCGCCACGGTTCAATCGACGGACTAGTATTACCCATAATGATTGACGAAGATGCATTAGGAGCAATTGCCTGCATGTGGGAGAAACGACGACCAGTGCCAGCAGCGTCTGGTGCTTCACCACGTTCTGCGCCAAGTTCTAGATTCGCAGTATCTAGACGGTTTTTGATTAGTTTGAACATTCGCATGTTCGTTCCCTTGGCAACTGCGGACTCCCATGCAATACCCTTGCGTTGAAGATACGCATGGAATCCTAGTGCACCGATACCAATAGAACGTTCGCGCTTTGCCGAGTAGATCGCACGAGCAACCTGCTTTGGAGCATTATCAATAAAGTATTGCAACACGTTATCTAGCATTTCCGCCATGTCCTTGAGGAACAACGGATCCTTCGACCATGCATCATAATATTCTAGATTGACGGATGACAAACAACAAACAGCAGTGCGCTTCTTGTCAGTTGGTAGAATGATTTCTGAGCAGAGGTTCGACTGATGAATCTTCAGACCGAGATCCTTCTGGAACTGGGGCATTGCACGATTAGATGCATCAATAAAGTGCAGGTATGGTTCGCCTGTCATCATACGGAGTTCTAGGATCTTCTGCCAAAGTTCCTTCGCAGAAACTGTGTCGCGAATTTCACCCGAAGCAGGATCGGTAAGGTTCCAACTGTCGTCGGCATCCTTATCTGCCATACAACGCTCGATAATTTCCATGAATGCATCCGAGATGTTAATCCCATGGTGCAGGTTAAGTGCACGCATATTGGGATCACCAGTCGGTTTGCGCATTTCTAGAAATAACCCAACATCAGGGTGAGAAATATCCAGATAAGCAGCATAAGAACCACGACGAGTGCGACCTTGACGGTAAGCCATACTAGAAGCATCATAAGTGCGAAGGTGAGGCATAA